CCGTCCCTTGCTGCCACTGGCCCACCGTCTTTGTTGCCGTCGTTGTCCAGTTTCATCTTCTTGAGCTGTAGTTCCACCATCTTCAGCTTCTTGTCTATCTTGCTCCCCTTGGCGTCTATGGCGTTGCGCAGGAAGTTGCTGGCCACCTCAAAGATACGTCCAGAATAACGTGAATCCACGTTCATACCTAGATCCATGAGATTCTTGTAGCTCTCTTCTGCCTCTACTGCTAGTTTGTCCAGTTCTAGATCACTTAATTCTCCTAGCCCTTTTACTTGTGGTAGTGCGGCCGCAATCTTGTCAAACTCTTCATAGGTTTTTTTAAGTGCTTCTTGTGTTTTAGGATCTAAGTTTTTACCAACAGTGGGTCTGTCTTTGTCCTCTTTGGCTTTTTCTTTTTTATCTACCTGAGCGAAGGCTTCTTTAACATTTGGTAAATTTAGGATCTCTTCTAATTTTCTTGTCATGGTTTTATTTACTTACGTGTGCCCTGATGGAACAGTTGCTCTTCTGAAACCACTCTGAAACGTATTCTTCTCTGTTTGGCATATGCAGTTGCGGCTTCCCACTTGGCCATATTAATTACCACCTGTTTCTTTTTGCCCATACTTTTACCAGCCGCTTCCATCGTAGTTTGTGCCATGGGTTTAACTTCAATCATTTCTGCGTGTTTGCGACCATCCTTGTCCATGTAAACAATAAAAAAATCTGGCACATACACAGTGTACTTGCCAGTGAATGGATGTCGATAAGGAATTTTTATAGATTCAGATGCCCACTGATACACGTTCGGATGTTCATCACACAATCGCATAAAAGCGTGTTCCCAACTGCTTCGGTAGGTTGGAGTTTTGAGTCCCACATATTTGGCAGGATTCTTGGGAGAGAATTTGCCTCTAGCGAATCTTGGCAGTGTCATTAGTCTATGATGTTTCTTGATACAGTGTCTTTAACAGCACGAGTATTTCTTACTCCCAATCGGCTGGACCGGTATCTGTTAGCATTAAGGATAGTGGAAACTAATTCTGACAGTTGTGCTGGATTGGTATAGGTTAATTGGTCAAGGATCTGTCCTACAGGTACAGAATCAATTTTGGCCTGCTGTAGAATTATGTAAGCAGTATCTTCGGCTGGTTGTCTTGCAAAACCTCTTTTTACAAAAAATCCCACAGTGGCATCAAGATCGTTTTGAGCAAATTCAAAACGTTCTTTATAATTGTTATCCACTAGTGAGTCTGCAGTTTTTTGTAAATTGTCTTTCAGTTTCTGTGGTAGATTAGAATAAAATTCGGTCATTAGATATTTGCCTTCTCTGCTGTTATACTTACGTTCTGCGTGGTTCTATTAATTTTTATGTAGCCGTCTGCTACCAATGAAGCAATTTGAGCCGTGGTACGATCTCGGTACACACTCTTCTCATTGTCGGTCAGTGCCGCATATGCCACATCACTTTCAGCAATAGTTTGTCCGTTACGTGATCCTACCTGTTGATAGTACAGAGCAGATGCTACTCGATCTCGAGCCACTGTGTTTGTGGTCACAAGATTAAGTGATTCTGTTGGTGACAGTATGGTAGTGTATTGGCCTACATTGTTGTTTACTGCTGTAGAATTTTGTGTGCTTTTAGAATCTTTGTATCCTTTGGCTGTAGCCAACACAGCACCTGCCGCTACTGCTGTTACTGCCGCATTACCGATAGAAAAGTTACCTACCGGATTGGTGATTGTACCCGCTTGTTTGCCAATGTCTAATACACCTTCTTTCACAATGCCCTTTAATTCTTCTTTGACAGCATCTTTGGCTTTAATTTTTTTAGCATTATTATAAGTGTTAATTCCTTTTAGGATCGTGCCCACACCAAAGTTGCCTGATTGGATATCTCCTATTACAGAACCAATACCATCCACAATACCACCTGGTCCAAATATTGATGTGGTACCACCGCCGAGTACAGATAGTGGTGACGGTTCTAAATCATAATGTATGGTAGCAAAGCCAGGAATATCATTTTTGTTTACAACTCCTGCTCCATACAACACAGTTTCATAAAAAATTTGCATGGTGTTCTGCATAACACCTTGACCATCTGCTTGATCTAGATTATCGTGCGACCAAGATCCAATTACTGGATTCACTAGTGTAAATGATGTAAATCTTTGTTTATGTAGTGTAAAAATTTGTATAGATTTTAAGAAAGGATTTTTTCTTTGTTGCACATTATCCATACCGTATTGAGTAACATTTGGATCAGCATCATACATATTATCTTTAGTATTGTATCCAACCACATTTGGATTCACAGTCAACGAGTCTGCAATGTTGTATTCATAGTAGGCTTTCCAAAAAGCGTTTACTGTGTCTGCGTGATCGTCGTGGAACGTGATTGCTACCGGTTCATAACTGATTTTGGTACCTATGTAAGTCTTTTTATTGTACTGCTGTTTCTCTTCGATGTTCATGTTAAATTTAGGAAGATCTGCTGTCTTTACTAACATATTCAATTCTAAACGCTCATTGTTACTAAATCTTCTTAGCGGTATAGAATCATCAATGTCAAATACTACGTGGAATAAAAATTTCTGTTTGGGTAATAATTTGTAATTGTCATCTAAAAACAATCGAGCCGCATGACGATAATCTTTCATACCGGGCAAACCATTTGAAAACGATGTTAAAAAATTATTAATAGATGGCATACTGTATATTTATAGTCATAAAAAAAGCGCCGTTAAAGGCGCTTCTTTTATTATAAATGCAAGTTAATATTAGATACCACCGCCTGTTGCTAGAGTTCCTAGTGTTCTAGTTACTGCTGTACCAATTCCTGTGCCTTGTGGAGTTTGGATTGCGTTGTCGTATCTGATGTTTAACGTAATTGTAACTGGCTCTGAAGTGTTGTAAGCCAATGTGTTGTAGTTAACTGACTCAATGTATGCTCCGTATAATTCCCATGTTTCTAGAACATTTGGAGTAGAAGCACCGTTACCACCATCAAGCATTTCAATTCTTGATGTGAATTTGTAATCAATACCTGACACAGCAGATGCTTGTTCAAAGAAATCAAACTGTTTCTGTACCTGTTCACCAACCAATTTAGAAACTGCGTTGTTCACGTCATCTCTGATGTTGATTGTGATAGGATCCCAAGTGTGTTTGCCTGCCATGTAAACTTTTGAGTTGTAAACATCTAGTGTGATGTTGTCAAAAGTTAAATTAGGTCTTGAGCAATCAACCACTTGTTTGGTCAGTTCTGATCTTGGAGTTGATACACCAAAGTTTTCTAATACCACTCTAAAACGGTATTGTAGTTTTGGCATCAACAAACCTTGTGATGCTGAGCTCTGGTCGTTTGCTAAAGGTACTGTAAATTTAGATAGTGTTGATATCGCCATATGTTTCTCCTATTTATTCCAAATTTATTGACCTAAATTTGCAATCTCTCCTGTGTTTTTAATTCTTAATGGAATGTATATGAACTCAACTGATTTAACTGGTTCAATTGCTATGTCCACATACAACTCGTTTCTGTCTATTCTTGTAGGTGTGTTGTTGGTTTCATCACACACTACTAAGAAGTCGTACAGTGCTCTTTGACCCACTAGTTCTAACAAGAATGATTCAATTGCTTGTTTGATTTCATTTCTGGTTAAAGAATCATTTGGTTCAAAGATAAACGGTTTCGCAATTGCGTCTAATTGTGATCTTAGATAAACAACCAATCTAGAAACGTTAATTCTGTCTAATGAAGAACTAGCCGCTACTTTGGTTAAGTTACCGAAGTTCACAATGCCTGCGCCTGAGAAGAATGTTATTGGGTTCACTTTGGCAGTATGAAGAGCATCTCTTGATGACTCTGTCAATGATACTGTTTTGAATTCGCCTGTGGCAGAATCAATGTATCCAACTGCTGTCGCGTTGTCCACAATACCTCTTCTTGTTCCCGCTGGTGCAAACCATGGGAATCCAATATTGTCGTTGTTAGCAAGTGTTCTTAATATCATGTGTGAAGGTGAAACAATAATAGTAGAACCATTATTATCAGTTGCCTGACCTGATGGATAAAACACTCCAAGATATTCACTTGCTGATGTTAAGCCGTCTTCACCGTCACCTGCCGCACCTGCTGAGTTATTCGCCCAGTTGCTCACTGCGGTAGATGTACCTGCCAGTCTGAATGGTGTATCTCCTACCACAAACGCTGTGTTGTTTCGGTCTGTGTTTAGGCCAATCATGTTAGATATCACTTCAGGATAGCCTGGACAAGCAATTACGTTGAAGCCTCTTTGATCTTCTCTGATTGCTTGGTTAGTATCTATTTCTGATTTTAATTGGTTAACAATTACCTGTCTAACTGCTTTTCTACCAAATGTGCCAGAACCATCTGCTTTGTTAGTAGATTTAGTTACCCATCTGTCCGGATAGTAACCTGCTACTGATTCATTTGAGTATCTTACGTTACCTAAGCCAGTTGAACCTGAACTTGGGTAAGTGGTAGTTGTAATGTAATTGTTTCTGTATTCTTTTACGTTGTATCCAGATCTTCTTGTGTTGAATAACAAGATTGATTGCGGATATAATACTGGATCTGGAGCATCAGGATCGATATGATCATCACTTAATAAATCTTTAATTGATGAAGCAGTACCTGCACCTGTGTTTCCGTCTGCATTTTTTTCTACTCTGGTCTGCCATCTAGCATCAGCAAACACAATACCGTCTTCTGTGGTTTGGTCTGTCTTGTCAACCAATTCCCAAGCGGCACCAGTTGTTGTAACTGTGGTACCATTTGCTGTGTTGGTTGAACTTAGTGTAGCAGATGTGTTGTATCTGTAAAGTTTTGGATAGTTTTCTAAATCAGAAGTATCAATCCATAAGTCATTATTTGCCAATGGAGTACCATCTGATTGTGTTGTAGGCTCTGTTGCAGAGAACTGAGGACCATTAGGGTCAGTGCTCGCATAAACCTGTAAGTAACCTTTCCAAGTGGTTCCGTTGTGAACCATGATATCAGCATCTAGGTTGGTATTATACCAAAGTTTGCCGTTGCTCGGTTCATTAGTTGGAGCCGCAGTTGAAGCAGTGTATGATAAACGTTTCCAGTTAGTTGCAACAATAGTTGCTGGAAGAGCAGTTGAGTCTTCTGTAGCACCTGCTGGAACATCATACAAGTTGTCAATCAATGTAGTGCTGTTTGCTGTGTAAGTTCCATATGAGTGAGCAGTTGCGGCTGAAAAACCAGCATCTGCTAATGGAGTGCCTGACACATCATACATTCTAAATTCACCACCCAATTTGTGTTTGATTTGGATAGCACCTCTGTATTGACCAGTTTGAATTACTGATGCTTCTAAGTTTGTAAATCCTGCACTTGCGAATGCTGTAACGAAATCGTCAGCATCACCCAGTGTGGATCCATCACCTGAAATCATTGTAACTGTTTTTGCAGTGTTTAATGCCGCTTGTCCTTTTAATGACTCAGCACATTTGAAAGTTTCACCTGCTGTAAAAGTAGGAAACACAGTTTTAGATTGAATGACAGTTTCGCCACCTTCGTATCTGAAGACTTGGAAATCACCAACTGGTAGAGTGGTGTCTGTGTCATTCACAGCAGTCTGCTCTGCCACATTGTATTGAGCATAAAGAGTACCTGCTGATATGCCGGTACCACCTGTGCTTGGATCTAAGTTGTAAATTGCTGTATGGTTGTTCGCATACAAAGGAGAATCTACATTTGAGAAACTCGCTGAACTTGAACTGTATAATTTAACAACAAGGTTTGCTCCTGAGTTTGGACTTGTTGTTTTAAACCATACTGAACCATTTGGCACATCATCTTCAGATGATTTCCAAGTTGGTCTGTTTGAATGTTTGTTTTGATAGAACTGTACACCTTTGTAAGTGCCAGCAGTTAAACCAGCCACTGTCAAGATTGTACCTGTTCCGTTTTCAAGATCAATTGTGTTGGCACCACCTACTGAATCTCCGTAGTTTGTACCGTTGTGATAAATTTCCACTTTGCCTGTCACAGAATCAACTGCGGCAGTTACACCAGGAATATTTCTGTTGTTGATTGAAGTTGCTAATTGAGCAAAAGTTGTACCTGATAGAGTCACTGTGTAACCATTGATTACAATAGTGTGACCATTCACAAGTGTACCAGATGTCGCAGTACCTTCAATGGTTGGGTGACTGATGTGCCAAGCAGTTGAACCTACTTGTACCCAAGAGTTACCATCGTTTTTGTAGTAGATTGGATTTGTAACTGCTGTGGTATTAATTGCATAATCACCTTTTGAACCGTAACTGGTTTTTGGAGCACCAGTAGATATGTTACCTACTAGGTCATTTACTGAAGTTATCAATTTAGGTGTTATGGTTGTAAATGCTTGATTGGTTTTTGACCATTCAAAAATTCCATAGACAGAACTAGCCAAGTCAAACCAGTATGTGCCGTTAGTTGGATTTTCAGTTGGTGCAGATGTTGAACCAATTAAATCTGACATATTTACATTGGCTCTTAGAACGTATGCTTTGTTTGCAATACCTAGGAAAGAGTAAGCCGCTTGTAAACCGTACTCATTTAATTCATAACCATTCAATGATCCACCTGACGCATCAGTGTAAAATTTTGGATCACCAAATGTTTCTGTTAATTCTCTTTGTGATGAGATCAAGTATGCTGTGTTAGCATTGGCAGTGGTTGTACCTGCCGCAGTACCGTCACCGGCACCGTTTAATTTGTCTTGACCTGATGCTACTATTATTAGTGGCGTGGTACCCGCATCTGATGGTACATAGAAACTTTCATCTATTACTGAAACGTTTACGCCTGGACTTGTTAATGTTGCCATATGTTTTTCTCTCCTTGCAAGGTTCGTTATTGCTATTTATAGCGAATACGGTAAAATGGTATCAAACTGTGACAATTTTTGGTACCTATATAGGGTACGTAAATACACACAGTATGAAAAGGCCATTATGCAAAACCTGCCGAGAAAGACCCAGAGCCTATGCTTATAGGAAAGACAAAAAGATCTATTGGCGTTCTGAATGTGATAGTTGTATTCGTAAAAAAAACAAACAAAAAACAGGATTTGCACCCAAATGGTTTCAAGCAGGCTATCGTAAAAAAACACGCTGTGAATTGTGTGGATTCCGTTCCAGCACTCCCGTACAAATGGATGTGTATCACGTGGATGGCAATCGAGATAACGTGTCTACCTACAATTTAAAGACTATCTGTGCTAATTGTCAAAGGCTGAAAAGCACTCAGAATCTTGGGTGGTCTTTGGGTGATTTGGAAGTAGATAATTAACCATATCAAATATCTGTCCGTGTAAAGATTCTATAGTGTGTGTATTTTCGATAATATAGTCATAATCTGTGCCAATCCAATCCCATTCAGATTGATGAGCACCTGAAGCAATCACGCTCTCTCTGTTAGGCATTGCTGTCCTTTTTACGAGCACAATTTTGCCACCTAATTTACGTATGGCTTTAATCTCATTCACAAATCTAGTATCGGATATCACTGTGTTTTGACCACGATATCTTCCTATGCAAGAATCTACCCATATAGAATCTAAGAAGCCTGCCCTGCAAACTTCTGTGCCAAAGTATTGTAATACCCAGCGTGGTGTGACTTCTCGGCCAAATTTTTCTGACCAGAAAGTGTCTGGCTGTTCTCTCCATGCTCTGGATTCTTTGGTATTGCCTTCCACTAGGTTTCTGTCCCAACCAAAAATGTTACTGACAGCATCTTTCAAACTCTTAGCAAAAGAATCACGCACAAAGCCGTGATGCGAAACCAAACGTTCCGCCACAGTGTCTTTGCCGGATCCAATTAAACCTACTAAACCTATCAACATAGATCTAGTTTAACAGGATTGTATTCGTTTTTCAAGTTCTTTCTTGATTTCTTTTACTGCTGAGAGCATATGATAAGTGATTTTCCAATTAGGTCCTGCCTTCAGCAGTATTTCAAATCCCGTTACCAATTGCTTGAGTTGTCTATAAGATAACTTAGACAGAGTTGAGAAGTATTTTTTTGTTGCCATAATTTGAGCCTTTCTGTTGCCTATATACAAATATATTTAATATTTTTTGTGAAAGAATTAACCGATAACAAAACTGTATGGTGTGCCACCATCCACGTAATTGTTAATTTCGAGATCCAGTTTTTCCATTTCAGCAAAGCCTTGCTGTTTTAATTGATCTCCATTAAGTGTGGTACCACCTTGTGGCCCTGCAATGGTGTTAAATTTGCCTCTGGCTTCACCCAGCATGGTTTTACACACAGCGAGTGTGTAGTCTCTGATCCATGGTTTAGAATAGATATCTTTCAACAGAGTCATGTCGGGTCGATAGTTGTCGGTGTGCATCAAAACCGTTTCATTATCAGCTCTAGGTCTTTGAGTTATTGTCAATGTTTTGGTAGCATTGTCATAATGACACTGAATAAATGAACCGAACATTTTGCCTACCAATTCTTGATATGATGCAAAAGCATAATAAGTGGCCAATCCACCTGTTGCACCTGCTCTTAGTAGATAGGTATTAGTGTAAGCAAGGTTAAATGGTTCAAACAATGTGCCACCTTCTCCACCTTCTGTTCTTGAACCCACTGTTCTACGCATTATTTCTCTAACATTGATAATTTCGTCAGGTAGAATGTATTTGTTTTGGTCTTTATTTAGAGTCAAAAATGCATAGGATTCTTCCACAGCATTGGATGATCTTTGACGGAATCTATTAATCGCTCTTTCTAGGGCAGTTTCGTAGTGTTTTGGGTCTAATTCAACCTCAATCATGCCTTCACCTAGATTATTTTTAACATAATCAAATACTTCTTGTTGCATGGTTTGTAATTCTGACATACACATATTTACCGCAAGACTCATATCAATAAATATGTGTAGGATGCCTAGATTATCAATTTACAAGCCAGAAAAAGGCAATGATTACAAATTCTTTGATCGCAACATCAAAGAGATGTTCACTGTGGGTGGCACAGATCTACACCTACACAAATACATAGGTCCGCACAGGCAGGGAGACTCAGGCAAAGATGGTCCAGCATCTCCCACACAGCCAAACTATGCTCCTAGTGAAACCAACGAAAGAACCATACAAGATTTATTGTTCCTAGAGAACAGAGATCGTCAATATTCTCAGGATATCTACACTATTCGAGGCATTTACAATGTGCAAGACATAGATTTTAATCTATCGCAGTTTGGTATGTTCCTACAAAACGATACCATATTCCTAACTGTGCATCTAAATGATGTGGTGGAAAGAATTGGTAGAAAACCCATGTCGGGCGACGTGATAGAGTTCCCTCACATGAAAGAAGATTATTCGCTAGATGCCACTATTCCAATTGCACTAAAAAGATATTACGTGATTGAAGATGTTAATAGAGCGGCAGAAGGTTTTTCACAAACTTGGTGGCCGCACCTGTTAAGATTAAAATTAAAAACTCTAGTGGATTCACAAGAATTCAGAGACATTATTGGTGACGCAGACACAGCAGGATCATTGGCGAGTTATATGTCCACCTATAACAAAGAAAAAGAAATTAATGATCAGATTGTAGCTCAAGCAGAAGCAGATGCTCCTAAATCAGGATTCAATTACAAACAGTACTATGTGGCTCCAATCGATGAGCGTGGCAATATCAGATTAGAAGGTGTAAACTCATCAGAGTCTGTTTCATCAGATCAACCAATCAATGCTGTGTTGGATACACCTGCCGCATCACACTATGGATTTTATGTGGACGGAGATGGAGTTCCGCCAAATGGTTATCCGGCAGGATTTGGTACATCATTCCCTACTTCCAATGTGAACAAAGGTGATTACTGGTTACGAACTGATTTCTTGCCAAACAGATTGTTCCGTTATGACGGATTAAGATGGGTCAAAGTGGAAGACTCTGTGAGACTTACCACCACCAACACAGATTCGCGGGCTAACTATAAAACAAGATTTATTAACAATTCAACTTCAACCACAATTAATGGTTTAACTGTGGAGCAGAGACAAGCACTAACAGATGCTCTAAAACCCAAGGCTGACAATTAATGCTACATTTTTACGAAGGTCAAATACGAAAATTTCTAACTCAATTTATCAGAGTATTGAGTAATTTTTCTGTGGAAACAGGCAAAGGATCAGACGGTCAGATTAAATTAAGACCGGTACCGGTGGTATACGGAGACATGACTCGACAGGTAGCCAACATTATCAGAAACAATTCTGAAAATGCTCTACAGTATGCTCCTCGAATTGCCGCATATGTGACTGCACTGGATTACGACAGAGAACGAATGCAAAATCCTTACCACATTGAAAAACAGCATCTTAAAGAGCGAGAGTATAACTCAGCAACAGGTGAATACACAGACAGATTAGGTGCTGGATACACCATAGAAAAAGTTATGCCATCTCCGTTCCGTTTAAACGTGGCCGCAGATATTTTTACTACCAATACTGATCAAAAATTACAGATAATGGAACAGATTCTTTATCTGTTTAATCCAGATTTTGAAATACAAAAGAGTG